CGCCTGCTGCATGATAGGGATGAACTTCTTCAGCATCGCCTTGTCATTCTGCTTCTTGTCCCATTGTAGGTGGTGGATTTCCTTCTCCCCCTCCCACTGGTACGAGATACAGATCACCGCCGGTTCCTTTATCAGGTTGGCTGTCGGTACGTTGATGCCGTACCCTCCCTTCCACAGCCAGTACTCAGCGGGTGACACTTCAATATCGAAGACAACTCTATCACCTGTGTGGTCAACTTGTTCACTCATCTATATCTCCCTTCAGTATCTGTTGGGCAGGCCAGGTATCTATGTAGTTGGCCGCATTGATTAGCTTCTCTGCATCATCACCGAACTTGGCAATCGCAGTGTTGCAACCCCAGCATAGTAGCCCTCGTACCTTGGTTCTCTTTAGCTTCGGGTCTGCCTTCTTGTCTCTCTTGACATGCTCATGGTCTACATGAAGCCGCCTCTTCTTGGGAGGCTTGCTGCATATCCAGCATACCCCCTTCTGCTCCTTGAGGATAGCTTCGTACTCAGCCTCAGAGATACCATAGGTACGCCTGAGGTATGAGTCTCTCGATGACTTAGCCATCTGACCCTGCATACTTAGCGTCGCTCAGCATCATCAGTCGCATGTAGCTGACCGTGCTCTTGAGTGCTTCAACCTCATCAACGAGTTCAAGCACTGTGTCAGGTTCAACAACAGCCTCACACTCGACTGTATCCCTGATGGCTGCGAGTCGTTCGTCTGTCACACCGGCCTCTCTATGATCTTAGTGATCTTAGATGAACCGTAGCTATACTCAATGATATTCCTGACAGCATCATCCATCGTTGAGAACCACCCGAGGCGCACCTTACCATCCTCTGCAGATTCGTCTATGCGACAAGCCATGTACAACTCGTCGTCACCATCGGTGTTGTCCTTATAATTATGTGACTTAATGGTGCCTACCTCGTGGTACCCTATCCTAACACTGAACATCCTGGGTCGTTCTTCCAACGTTACATTGAAGCTCATCTCGGTGTATCCTCCTTGTAGCATACGTCTACTAGGTAGCGCACGCTCATAGCTGCCAGCTGTCGTGCCTCTGTCTCCTCTGCGTCTGTTTGCTTATGCTTATGAGGCCAGTACGCAGCAGCCCTGAACTCAAGGAACTCTTCCTCTACTATCGCCACACCCTCATGGGCAGAGCGGATGTCAGGGAAGTTCTCATAGGCAGCGACCAGCTCGGCCCTCACCTCATCCAACGCGCAGTCAATTAGGCTCTCAATCTCGGGTGTCATTGAGTAGTTTCCTATACTGTTTAAGGTTGAGTCCAATTACCTGCACACAGGCGATGTACTCAGGGTGGCGGGTAGCCCAGTAACATACTACCCCCGTGTCCTTGTCGTAGCTACGCTCCAATACCACCGGGCGCTCAAGTGCATCCTCCAGGGTGGTAGTTTCCTTAGCGTTGGCTCTATCCACACAAGTAGTTACTACAAAGAACATGCCAACAATTAGAAATACTGCTAGTAGAACCTCTCTCATAATCACTCCCATATACCGTCAATGATTCCATGTTTCTTCAAAGCCATCTTCTCTGAGGGGAGCCATAGCTCACTCAGCTTAGTGGGCAGCTCCCGCTTCCAATAGTTCTCTGTGTGATTCGTATGCTCAGCCATGCATATAGCCCAGCGGTCCCAGCACATTCTAGTCGCAGCGATCTGTACCTCAGCTGTGTTGAGATTCTCATCTGCGTTATATCCCCCACTTACTTGATGGGCCATGAACAGACAGTTCTTTGAGGCGAGGCGCTTGTCTCCGGCTACCAGCAGCAGGCCAGCAGCGGAGCAGACCTCACCAATACCAACAGTGACGATCTCATTGTTGCAAGCACGCATCGCATCGTAGATGGCGAACATGTCTGACACTGATCCACCCTGGCTGTTAATCATGATGGTGATCTTACCCTCAGTGAGGGACAGGTACGATAGGCTCATGATGACGTTCTCTGCCATATCCTCATCGATGTCATCGAACACATAGATGACACGGTTGTCGAGGTCGAGCCCTCGGTCGAACGTCATGTTCAACTTGGCTAATTCTAACTCGACCTTCGTCATATTAGGCAATGGATGATACCCCCTTATTCTTAACGACATGCACACGGTTAGGTACTAGGTTCACGAGGTTATCCTCGTTGGATATAAGTAGTATAGTTGATTTGTTACTAAGCTTGGTCGTAATGAAGTTGACGATACGCTCACAATTCTCAGGGCTTTGGTACAGGAAAGGTTCGTCAAGTATCATGAAGCTGGATGAGCCCTGCGTCTGCAAAGCTGCCAGATCCGACAGTGCCATGCCCACTGCGAAGCTGGTTAGTTGCCTCTCTGCCCCAGAGAACAGCTCGAATACAGTACTCCCTGTATCGGACTTAGCTGTGACGCAGAACTCATCCTTTTCATCTCCCGACTTCAACACCTTGGTGGTGGAAAAGCTAACCTTTATCTGTCCGTTACCCAAGTCCCTGAGGTACTGGTTGGCCTTGCTCTCAAGGAAGGGGCACACCTGCTCAAACAGCAGCGTCTTGATGTCCGATCCGAAAGCCCGGCGCCAGAATATACAGTGCTCTCGATGCTGTTCCTCTAGCTCTAGTATCATACGGTAGGTGTCAGACGCCCGCTGCTCCTTGTTGTACTCTTCATTAGCGGAGCTGACGAGGAGGGCGAAGGGGCTAGTCTGCTCACTCAAGCTGCGGACTAGCTCCTTCAACCCGGCCTCTTCCTCCCGCGTTTTAATCTTAGACTCCAGCACCAGTACCTCTTGGCAGATAGCCATCTGTGCGCTGTTGTTGTAGTGCTTCGCTTGGCTCTCCCCTCGCTGCTGGACGAGTAGCTGCCGGTGTTCCTTATCTGCTACAATAGATACCTCATTCATCTTTACCTTGCCAGCAGGGAGAGGCTGGTCGCAGGCGGTACATACATCAGGACGAGCAGCCCTCATGTTGATGGTGGATGTCAAGCTGTCTATCTTGTAGTCCATGTTGTTGATGGCGAGGGTCAGCGCACCCGCCTCGATTACGTAGTCGTCTAGGTTCTCTTGCGCTGTATGATCTGTAGGCAGATACTCCTTCAGGTTCTCTATCTCTTGCTCAATGCCTGAGGAAGTCAGCTGAATCTTGTTGAGCTTCGCCCTTGCATCCCCCAGGGTGACGAGGTGGTCAGCGTTCCAGTTTACTTCCTGTGTCGTCAGCTTCTTCAGGTGCCCGATGGCCATGCTCACCCGCTCACCCTGTATCCGGAAGCTCTCTTGTGCGTTGCTTACCTTGTCACTCGCCTGGGTGTACAGCACCTTAGCCTTCTCGTACCATGTATCGAGAGAGGTGAGCGGGAGGATCTCTTCTATGACCGCGCGCTGCTCGCTACCCGGCAGCGCTAGAAAAGACCGCTCCCTCCCCTGTCCGAAGAAGTCAGACTGAATGAATGTCTTGTGGTCCCTACCCAACAGCTGGTCTATCAGCGCCTGGGTATCCTTCTCGTTCCGCTGGCTCAAGTCTTCCCACTCTTCGTCAGGGCAGCGGTCCATCAACGCTGATAGCACCAGGGACTTAGGCTTGCGTGCCCTGTAGATACGGTACTTCTTACCGTCGATCCCTTCGAAGTTGATGGTTACCCCGCAGTGCTTGGCGTTCTTGATACTGGTGTTAATGACGGCGTCGGCCTTGACACCGTGAACCGTCCTGCCATACAGCCCCCATGAGACACAGTGGTTAGCCACGCTGGACTTGCCAGCCATGTTACCGTTGTTGTCATCATTGCTCCAGCCGGTGACCAGCAGCAGCCCTCTATCCTTGAGGTCTAGCTCGATGGTCCCGATGGAGAAGACGTTGTGTGCCTTGAGGCTGAGTAGTTTCATGATGGACGGATCAACACTGTTTCGCTTTCGAGGTAGACGGAGTCAATGATCTTGTCTCCTGCCGTGCGGTTAAAATGATCGATAGCTTTCTCAATCGCATCAGCTACCACGATGGTAGTGCCTCGTTCAGGCTTGCCGTTATCGAACTGTGGCGTTAGAGTCTCGTCTTTCCAATGAATCGAATATGCTTTCATCCCATAATCTCCTTTCCAATCTTGCTTCGGTCTTCAGTTACATCCTTCTGCTTCTCGTACTCCTCAACAGCAGCGGGGATGTTGAACGCATCGTTGGCCATGCCACCCAACGGATTGAGTTTCCTTAGCTTCGCTATCTCATCATCAGGCGCGACGAACTCTACTGATCTTGCACCTGCCTTCATAAGCCCTTCTCTAATACCATCAGTATAGTTTGAGTTGTAATTATGCACACGAACAAAGTTGCCATCAAACAGACCGGGTTTGCCTAGTCGTTCTTGATAGACATAGTCCGCGCTCCCTCTACCATCCTGATCCAGAGTCACAAACCTAGGTGCGACTGTCTCAATGAACTCAAAGCTACCCGGATCCTCCTCCGTATCGAACACGAGGAAGCCTCGCTTGTCTCCCTTGTCAGCCCAGTTGATCTGTAGTGCTGAGCCTATGACGGTGACCCTTGGGTCTACCTTGAGGTGCTGGTGGTAGTGGCCCGTGAACACATGGCGCACATGGTCAGGGACCATGTCCAGTGTGAATGTTGAGTTAGGCACGAAGCCTGACCCCATAGCCACACCGTCCATCCCTTGATGCAGGAAGCAGATGTCTCCTGTGTTCTCAAAGAACTTACTGATGACACCCGGATCCTCCGTGTAAGGTAGGTAGCTCATGCCGTAAGCATCATGGGTAGGTTTATCAACCACCTCTATGTCCAGCGCCTTCAGCCAGTGCATCGAGTGAACCTTCATGGTCTTGTCTGACGTGTCGTGGTTACCTACCAAGGCAAACATGTCAGGCACCTGCTCCTTGATAGCTGCCATCCCTTCGTAGGCTACCTTCAATACCGAGGCGTCAATCTTGCCGTGTGTATGGAAGAGGTCACCTCCGAACACAACGTGGTCGATTAGGTTGTTGCCGCAGTACTCAGCAACCTGCTTCATCACATCGGCCCCGTCCTGCAACCTAGACTTAAGCTCGGAGCCATAGACATGGTTGTGAAGGTGGAGATCGGAGAAGACTAGAACCTTCATGCCAAGCCTCCCATGTAGTATCCAAGCCAATAACAGAATAGAACCCACGACACCATAGGTACGTATCTCATCGTAGTGGTTGCCCCCAAGGACTCATCAGCCCTTCTTCCATGCACCAGTCAATGAAGATGGAGTATGCTTTGAGTGGCCCACCTAGGCCCATCAGCACGCCGTGCCAGTCAGCCATAGGAAAGGAATCCTCACCTAGGGTGTAGGTCTGTGACTTGTGCTTATGCTCGATCCAACCTGACTGGCACCCAGCCTTCAGTAGGCTGTCTTCCAAGTCAAAGCCAACCGTGTTGAGCAACACTGTCTCCTTCACCTCAGGCCAGCTCATGCGTGAGCCCTTCAGCTTCTCTACTGTGAGGCTGATCTTCTGCCCTAGCCGCATGCCTTCATTCTTCCTGCCCTTTGGTATCTTGATCCACCCGGCTGACTTCATAGCGCAGCGTACAGAAGCAGCCAGCTTGATCGAGTGTCCACCCGATGAGTCGCTCTGCTTGGCGTACTTGTTGGCTGTGATGTTAGCGGTGGCGTGGTTAATCATGAACAGGTTGACGTTCAGCTCAGCTACGTCAGGTCCGATGCGGCGCATGCCACCCCGGATAGCCTTCGCATCCTGAGCTACTCGTTCCTCCTCACCTATTGTCTTGGCTCGCATCGCTTCAGTAGCCGTACCAGTGATGGAGTCAATGACGATCACCAATGGCTTGCCGTCGTTGTTTTCCTTCCTAGCTTTCAAGCAGCGTTGGATACTCCTGAACGTGGCGTCGATAGAGTCAGCGTCAAGCAGGCCGAGAGTCTCGCCATCCACATTGACACCGCACTCGTATGCTCTATCCTCATCCCACGACTTCTCTGTGTCAATGAACCAAGCACCACCACCCATGCGCTGTGCCTGAGCGATAGCGTGGTAGCCCAGCGTCGTCTTGCCGCAATGCTCAAACCCATACAGTTCAACGCACCGACCAGCAGGCCAGCCCGGTCTACCAATCTTGAAGTCTAGCTCGGGTAGGCCAGTGGGTATGCCCCACGGGATGTGACTCTTGATGGTGATGTCGCCCGGTCTATGCACAGTTGCCAGGGCTTCCTTATCTTTCGCAGTAGACTTGGCCACTGCCTTAAACATGTCATTGAAACTACTCATTATTAAACCTCTTCCTATTAAAGCTACGCATCTCACATTCGTCCATGAAGTGAGGGTTAGCTTCCAGCTTCATCTGCCGCCGGTGGTCACGCCAACAGCCCAAGGCAACGCTCGCCGGAACGGCAAAGCAGATGATTGCTGCCACCATCCCTGGCCAGTAAATGCTAAAGAACTCTACCATGTTACCTCCTCGGAGAATGGCGGCGGGTCGTCGTAGCTACGCAGCGTTCTCGCAACAACCCGCCGCCTGTCCGAACACCTAATCAGTCAGCCGATTCCGGCTCATCTTCTTCAAGTGCAATCTCCAGCTCGTCATAGGACAGAGCAGGGTACACCTTCTCCAAGTCAGTCGGGGCACCAAACTCCAGCCCTGCTGCTGCTACCTTCTCAATGACGTTGCTACGAGAGGGTATGCCTGACACGTTGTACTCTGTCTTGTATCGTCCCTGTCCCTTCCGTGTGATACGGAAGTCGATACCGGATTGGAGATCGGAGATGTCACCCCAGTCGCCTGCCGGATCGTTGTCGAACTCCATCAGTTGCTTGTACACCTTGACGCCTGACTTCAGGACGAAGATACCATCCTTCAGTTCCTTCCCATCCGGGGATGAGTAGACGTACACGTTGTACAGGAATGCCTGCTTCGGGTAGAGTTGCTTCGCCCTCTTCAGGTTCTCACCACCCAGCTCATACAGCCGGTTACCTTCCTCGCAGATCGGGCACTCGCCCTCCTCGCCAGGACAGGTGTAGGTTCGGAACTTGCCACCCGGTCGCAGTCCATGTTCCTTATACATACGGAACCATGACGGTGAATCCTCATGGGGTGGGAGGACACGGCAGTGGGTAACGCCTGTCTTGATGAACAAGACTGAACCTCCGCTGTCATCGCCTCGCATCTTCTGTGACTCCACATACGCATCCTTAATGAAGTCAGGGTTGTTCGTTCCAAATCCAGCGGGTAGTCCATTGTCTGTCATTGCTTCTCCTTATCAGTATCGCCTTCGTTGGCGAATTGGTTATCTTCTATTATAGCTTTTTCTGAAAACGATTGCAACCCCTAGTTGAGGGGGCTGTTCATCACCCTGATCTCTTCCTTCTGCTTGTAGCAGAGGGCGATAGACAAGGATGTCTTGTCACGCAGGGCCTGATAGAAACCGTGGAGCTTGCGATAGAGGGCATCCGAGGCGTAGTACTTGTTGCGTGACTCGATGACGAGAGGGTTCTGGGTGACTTGTTCTCTGATCCCAGGCTCCGTGATCTTTACACCGTTGTCATGCGCGAACCGCCTACATTCCTGAGCAGCCCTAGTCTCAGCGATCTCTGAGTACTGCTTGTGCCTTGCTGCCTGGGCGTGTAGCTCAGCAGATAGGTCAGCATAGTACGCAATGATGCGAGGTAAGCTCATCATATCCTGATCAATTGTTTCCTCACCTAAGCTCATGTCAGCATCGAGATCGAGTTCGATCTCCTGCTCTACCCATACTCCATCTTCCAGATGTTCAAGTCTAATTAGCATTGAGTTCTGCCTCCGACCAGCTGTTACCTACGCCTACCTTCATGTTAAACTTCCAGCCCTCTAGCTGAGGCACTGGCATTGCTGCTATCTCCTTGACCTTGGGCATGAACCACTCAACGTGCTCATCCCTCACCTCCCATGCCCCGGAGTCATGTACTGTGAGGATCAGGAAGATGTCTTCATCCGACAACTCACCTGTCTTGATCTTCTCAATGAGGTGCTCATCCACTGCGTTGAGGCACCGCACCGTAACTGAGTTAGCGGGTGACTGAATGCTTCCGTTCACCGCTTGCCGTTCAGCGTTCAGCACAGCCCACTCATTGCCTGAGTTGAGGGTGCTACCCATGTGCTTCATCCTCCCGAAGGGGGTGATGAGTAGGCCAGCGTTGGCTGAGATCCTAGCCACTGTCTCCTTGAAGTACACAGCCGCAGCCGGGAACCTCTCATCCAAGGAGGCGTAGCCCCTGTTAATCATAGCGTCGTCGATGCCATGTTCCTTCCCATCCGCATCCTTCCATGTCAGCTTCTTGAGTGAGTGCCCTTCCTTCGCACCATAGATACGGCTGAAGTTGACAGCCTTGGCGATGTCTCGGTTGTGATCCAGCACCTGCTCGATCGGTATCTCAAGGAAGGCAGCAGCCGTGGCCTTATGGATGTCCTGGCCTGACCGGAAGACCTCCTGCATATCCTTATCCCCTGACATGATAGCCAAGGTGACCAGCTCAATCTGGCTGAAGTCACCGTACACCACCTTGTATCCAGGGTCACAGACGAACATGTCTCGCAGGTTGCCCAGCCCCTTAGCTATCCGATCCTTGTCCAGTCTAGGTATCTGGTGGAGGAAAGGCACAGCGACACGACCATTCACCGTGCCATGAATCATCACACCTATCCTAGCTCTACCGTCACCCTTAGACAGTAGCTTAGCGTTCTTCATATACGTTCCGGTGAGTTTCGTAAGTGACCGGAATCGCATGATATCCTCCACGAGAGGTAGCTTAGGCGCTAGCTTAAGAAGCCTATGCTTATCTGTACAGTAACCCTTCGCCTTCCTCTTGTCTTCGATGTCCTTGAAGAACCCTGCGTTCTTGATAGCCTCGGCCACCTCGTTGTGAGCATCCGGGTTGAACTCAGGCCATGTCGCTGCCTTCAGGCTCACGAGGAGGTCATCCCTTTCCTTGGAGAACTCCACTGTCAAGGCGTCGATCACATCAGGGTCAAGCCTCGTGCCGTACCACTCAGCCCTGAAGAGGGTACGGATGAAAGGATGTACCTCATCCAAGTACAGCTGCCATACATCAGGCAGGGCCTGAAGGCGAGGGAAGTACCGGCAGAACAAACGGTACACGTTCTCCGCATCCTTGCTGCCGTACTTCCACATCAGGTTGTCAGGCACATGGTCGTAGGTATTCTTCAGTACCTTACCGTGACCGGTGATCTTCTTCAACTCCTTGCTGTAGTCACCCGTGTCCAGCTCTAGGTCAGACAGGTACTCAAGGTCATGAGGCGGGTGCTCCCAAAGAAGGTGGTGCATAAGCATTGTGTCAAAGAGGAATCCCTTGACCTCAATTCCACAATGCTTACGCAGCACGCACATATCGTATTTGATATTATGCGCTGCCTTTGGAATGTTAGCATCCTCAAAGATCACCCTCAACATCTCGATGGTATTGTACCTATCACCCTTGCTCCATGAGTTCTTCAGCTTCCAGTCAGTACCATCAGGGTCATGGTTGTAGAAGGGTACCACAGCTGAGGTAACCTCAGCCTCATCGTACCCCCAGCTGAACTGCATACATATCATAGGCTCATCTGACCAAGGCAGGCCCCGTGACTCAGTATCGAAGGCGAACATACCCTTCTCCTGAATCTTCTCGATCATCCAGCTCAGGTCAGCTGCGTTCTCGATCAGCTTGTATGGTGTGTCCACTGCCTTGGGGTTGATAAGATTCCCCTCAACGCAGGACTTAGCCACCCTCAGATCCTTGGTGATGGTACTCTCAAGGCGGGGGTCAGGGTTCATGAAGAGGGCGTTCGGATCAGATGACACCACCACGTTGTACTCTTTCGTAAGGGTATCATCGTGGGGAAATTTAACCTTGAAGACCTGACCATGAAGCTTGTTGATACCACCATCACCCATGAGATTGAAGGCACGTAGAGTCTCAGCTCCCATCAGCACTACCACATCAGGGTCCACTGCCCTCAGCTCATCAGCGAGGTGGCCCATGCATGCCCTGATCTCAGGCACCGCTGGCTTACGCTTGGGAGGGCAGCACTTCACCAGCCCGGTGAGGTACACATCCTCAGTGCTTAGGGTTGCCAGGGCACACAGATCCTCCAGCTTCTCGACGTTCCTGCCCTTGCCTAGGGTGCCCTGGTCCCTCATATCCGGGGCCTTGAGCACCACCATCACCTTATGGGGCTTAGGTGCCTCTATATTCTTCACACGGGGCACGGAACAGAGGCTCTGCCCTGCGATCTGTACGTATTTGGTAAGGTGCCCTAGCTTGCATGCCGGTTGGCCCTCACAGGCGATCTTACAGCTCTCCATCATGTCCCTTTCTCTTCAATTCCCACCAGATATGCAGCCTCAGGCAGAACCGCAGAAGCATACGAGTACACTTCAGCTTAACTATAGTATAACAAGTGTGTAGGTCTTCTCTCCTACTCACCACCACCCCACCTCATCATCTTGTACAAAGCTATCAAACCAGTAGGCACTATGCTACCACACTTCACGCAGGGTATCTCCCAGCTATTGTTACCGAGGTCGTCGGTGCTCCAGTTCTCCTCATACCTATGAGAGTAGGCCCCCCAGGGTTCATCACCGCAGTAGTGGCTGATCCATAGAGGTATCGCCACCGATTCAGGGAGGCTTCGCCTCAACACCCACTCACCTTCCTCTATCAGGGTAGTGAAGGCTGTTCCCTCACCTGCCCAGCCTGCTTCCTTAAGGTCAGGTTCCTTCATCAGATCTCCCGGCCACTAGGCCCCGTTGAAACTCCGAGCGTCCACCCTGGTGAGCCTCTTCCTTTCCGAACATGACCTTCAGGCTCCAGAATCTATCATGGTAGTAGAAGATGAGTACCCCCAGCACCAAGTCAATGAGTGCCAAGGCACTACCAAACTGCCATGAACCAGTCAGACCGAAGCCAACCGCGAAGTGTACGAGTAGCATGATGCTCTTGTAGCTCAGCGTCTTAGCACAGGCTCTACGAGGTAGGCTTGACATTAGCATGCACCCCATCTAAGTATGTTGTATGCTGTGACTATGAGCCCAATAACTGCACCCAAGATTGCACCCTCTACCCACTGCATCAGATCCTCCGATCCTTCTTTAGTGCGTCCTGTTCCTTGTGATATTCATATACTTCTCTGAATGTGTAGCCGAACTTGTATACCTGAACGAGATAACCCGCTCCTCTCAGTAGCAAGCCCGGTCCAAAGATGACGCCTAGTACCCCAAGAATAATCCACCACATTAGATCCCCCTATCAGGAAGGATGTCCCTCTTCGCCACGATGAAGGGCCCTTCACCAAACCCATACTGCTCATCGAAGTGAGCCAGTACGTATCCCTCTACAGCCTGAGTGATGACGATGGTGTAGTAGAACCCCATCGTTGCACACAGATGGTTCTCATAGAGTAACTCAGCGGCGATGGCATCTTCTTCATTCATCTTAGCCCCACCTCTCTCGTAGGTGTCAAGCTCATTCACCAACCGCTGCCACGTATTGAGCAGCTGGATGGAGGTGTCGTGGAGGTCAGGTGAGAAGCATATCTCAGCCCCATCCACGATGACACCTGTGTCTATCGAGAAGGGCTTGTACTCCTGGCCCTCTGCCTGATACTGTACCAGTGCCAGCAGTGCTATCACAACGATAGCAAGCAGGCACCATGCCTCAGGTGAAACCCTAGGCTTCCGATGTTCCTTCAGTCTACTTCCGTTCATACTCTTTCTCCTTCTCATCAATGTAGTGTTCACAGTTCTCACATGGTATGTGATTACAGCCGTCGCTTGTTGGATCACCAGGGCATTCCTTCTTCCCCGGCCAGAAGTGTCGCCCGCATTGGCAGCAGATGGTCATTACCCACACCAACAGTTGCGGTACTGTGGTTTATGAGGGCACCCTGTACCTCGGCTGGTCTTTCTAACCGGAGGTGGGCGTGTGCTACCTTGCCCTACCGCTGTGGCAAGCATGTTGCTCGCGAGTTGTGCCGCCTTATCTGCATGCCACCGAGGATCACCCTCGCACCCACACTTGGGTGCCTTGCAGTTGAACATCCACTCACTAGGGGTGGGGCGGTACATCACCTGCTCCCGCTCTAGCTCCTCCACCCTATCCTTTAACATCCGGATCTCTTCCTTCAGTTCCTCGGTGCCTTGACTCATACCATCTCCTCTATCACGGCCAGCTCTAGGTCATCTGGCTGGCCTGTCAATGTAATCACCTTACAGTCTATGCCAAGGGCACGCAGCTTCTTCACGGCCTTCTCCGAAGCTAGCCCAGTACCACTGTCCCACAGGAAGGTCACCTTCTTGATCTTGCTGTGTAGAATCTTGTCGATGTGCGTGTCGCTAAGGTGTGATCCGAATGTCGCAGTGCAGTGGAGGTGACGCAACCACATGGAAACAAACGTGTTCTCCACTAGTACTAGGTCAGGCCACAGCCTGCATTCTTCCCAGCCAAGGAAGTAGTTAGTAATAGGGTGGCCTGAAGCATACCGATACGGCTTCGGCCCAGCCTTGAACCAATCCTCCGGTGCCTTATCCTTAGCCACCCGCCTTGAGTTGTACTGCACTAGCTCACCGCTCTCGTAGACAGGTACATACAGTCGCTTGTCGTCTTGATGTATCCGGAACTGCTGGATGCGATCCCATGTCACACCTCGTACAGCCAGCGCCTCCACCGCTAGGTCGAGGTACTCGATCTGCTTGGCATCCTTGGGCAGGGCCACCGGCTTAGCCAGCACGGTGTCGATGTTGTCCAAGGCAGGCACGTACCCAGCTAGCTCAGGTGGGTAGCCCACCGAATCAATAAGCCTGTCAAGGGGCCACACCTCACGGCACGTAGCCCTATGACAGAAGCCCACCTGCTTAGCCACGTTGAAGTAGCAGCTCGGGTGGTCACACTCAGGGCAATCAAACTGTAGCTCGTTGCCATTCTTCTTGTTGATGGCAAAGGCACCCAGCAACCACTGAGTTATGTCAGCCTTGCTGTACTCAGCCATGTGCTATCCCTATGATTGCCAGCCACATCAACACGTACACCACCGCTGTGATAGCTAAGGTAATCATTCCGATGTCTCGTCTAGCTCTTTGATCAGTTCGTCAGCCCTCTGTACTGCGAACTTGATACTCATAGGACTGAGGGGCTTACCAAACTCATACCGCATGCTAGTAGCAAACTTCAGCGCCGCCTCGAATCGCTGCTGCTTGTCTTGGAAGAACTCAGTCACCTCAAATGTCAAGTCACTACCCATTATCTAGGCCCCCATCCACCAATCCAGGGGTTGCCCTTCATGCTCGCAGCTACCTTGTCGCAGCCCTTGCACAACCCGGATTCATTTACCTTCAGCACAGCACCACATGAGGGTACCATACAGATCCGCTTAACCTTTGCCTGATTTCGCATAGCCATCTCCTGACCAGCCACCACCCTTCAGGGAGAAGCTGCTCTTACATAGTTGTCTCTTGCATGGGGAGCAGCACTGTACATCGTTGCCATCTTGGTCAACTCCCATCTTAGTACACTCAGTCAACGGCTCAGCCGTGATCCTCTGCTGTACCACTGTCTCATGGTTCGACTCGCATAGGTACTCGTAGTACGGCATGATGTCCACCTTACCTCCCTATCCTATCAGCCACGAGCTTCGCCGTTTCTTCATCAACGAGAGGGCTGAGGTCTAGCTCACCATAGTGCTCATTGAAGTACGTACTGTGGGCTATGATGACATCAGATTTGTTAGGAGCACAGTCCACGCATACCCATGTCTTGTAGGCTAGAGAGGGGTACCCTGCGTGACCACTCAAGTATCTCTTGTAGTACCACATGGGCTCACCCTTCACATCATCGGCACACTCATCACACCTACGATAGAACCACTTAGGTGTACGCATACGGATCAACTTGATGACTCTGTTCAGCTTGTCTCGCCTCATCCTAGTCTGTCCACTGCATCATGATAAGTCTCCCTCAGGTAGTCAGGCTCAACCTCTCTGTCATCCTGAACATACATCTTATCCAGAGGGTCCAGCTCCATGCCCTTGTACGCACACTGTATGTCTCCTGGGTACTTTGCGTTGTGCTTCTGTGCGAACACACGCCACTCAAGCATGAGGCTAGCTCTCTCCTCAAGCCAAGGCTCTGTCTTTCTTAGTGCCCATTCCTTGAATCTCCACCACATCACCATACCTCCTCAAGGGCTAGGAATATGCCGTGGACTACAGCCGCTAGCCCTACGAAAGCTGCTACAGTAAAGAAGCTACCTCCCGCTGAGCCAAGCAACCCAGCCCCACCATAGATCATTATGTATTTCTTCATCTCTATCCCATCCTGTAAAAGTCATGCATCATTTTGATCTCACCCGACACCTGCTCACCACATAGGCCGCAGGTATCCTCATCTGCTAGCTCAACCTGTACGTACCCATCCTCCCACCAATCTTCAATCCTCCCGAACTCCGGGTGCCTATGGGTGATGTAGTCAGCGTTGATCCGCCACTGTCCTATATGAACAGCGTTCTCATCTTCCATAATCAATATGTCTGAGCCATTCAGGATACATAGGGCACCGAGGTGCTCGTCTGCCGCTATGATCGTGTCATCATCCTTCCGCTGCATGGTCTTCACCACCTCATCATAGTACGCCCTGGCTGAGGTGTAGGGTTTCCCGTACCATGTCACCGTGTTCTCGCCTATCGAATCGTCGTGCTCGTAGGTAATCATATTCTTCCTGATAGTCATGGTTGTTTCTTCAGTCATGGTTCCTCTCAACTTCTTGTCAGGGTTGGTCATCATCCCCAGCCTGAGTAGTGTGTGCTTCTTCATACAGATAGCTGGTATCCCTATTGCCTTCATGCAGAAGGCCCTCCCAAGGCGCTAACCGCATACCAAGGGAGGGCCTCACTGTGTGCCCTGAAGTTAGATAGCTGGTTAGCTTGCCGCCAATACATCAGCCCCTCAGGGGATTTTATACTGGAGTCATGTACCAAGGTACAATTATTTCTATTCCCAGTATAAGGTAATCTAAAGATAGATTCATAATCATAATGAATGTTCTCATTGTAGTTCATGATCTTTATTATCTTCATCTTATTGTTCTCTTTATTCACCTTGTATTTTGAACCTATAGGCTCATGATGTCGAGCTGACGTTTCTTTATGACACCAGACGTAAGAGTGCGTCCGGTCTCAAGGGGTAACTGAGCCTCTAGCTTTCCTTCCCCTGGTGTGAATACCATGGGCTCCTCCTTCAGTTGAAGTGTATTTCAGGGGGGCTCCCTCTTAGAGTCTCCCTTCTCTCTATTCTATTATAGCTTTTTCTGAAAACGATTGCAACCTAGTCCCGTTGCTTGCGCTGCTGCTTCCTCACTTGCTTCTCACGAGGTGTCTCATCATGTGTCTCATTGATGTCATCAACCTCGCAAGTGTCCTTATCATATACGGTATTCGTAATGCTCATCTTCCCAAGGTCACACTCAAGGTAGACAGATCGGTGTGCCCTACGTGAGTGGCGTTGCTTCAGGTCAGCCAGCTCCATCACTATCTTGTCATCGTTGATGGCCTCCTGTCTCATACCGATGATGGCAGCCGCCTCTTGTAGATGCTTGACCGATCCTTGTGCCATGTCCAGGCCAAGCGGCTGCTTGCCCTTCTCCTTGGCGTACCCTGATCGGTTGGTCTGCGCTGCTGTCCACACCAGTATGTTGTGGCGCTTGGCGAAGCGGGAAAGATCACGGGCAATCGCACCGATCCAATCCCATACCCTATCCCTGCTGTACCCTGTATCACAAGGCTTCATACGCTCAATGAAGTCAAGCACCAGCACATCAGGCTTCCACCCAATGAGGTTGACCCACTTCATCATCTCTGCCTCAAGATCATCGACGCTAACCTCTCGATTAACCTCAGTTAATCGCAGCCTATCCTGTAGCCCACCCTTCCACTGCTTCTCAAGTATGGGTGACACGGCACCAACTGTCGGGTCATCTATGATCTTAGTCACCTCCTCACCTGTGAGGCGGGACAGTACCCTCTCTGTCTGCTCCTCCATCGACAGCTCATTGGTGACCAGCCATACCCTGCGCTGCTCCACCGTGGCCATGAGGTGAGCCATGACCACTAGCATCGTGGACTTACCATCCCCCGTGGGGGCCATTATGATACCTAGCTGCTTGGTACGCAGCCCACCGGCACACCACTGATCTATCGTATGGATACCAGTAGGTATTCTCACTAGCTCAGGTGCGAACCCATGGTTGTCAACGAGGTAGTCGATGGCCTCTCGCACATCCATTGACTTGTCCTCGCTGGTGTCGCCATGCTTGTTGAAGAATGAGTGTAAAGTTTTAAGTATATCACTACCCTTCAGGTCAGCCTGCTTGCTCAGGAATGTCTGGCTGTTGTTCAGCTCTTGGAAGTCACGCACCACACCTGTATCCCTCGCCTGCCCCAGCGTATAGATCATGCTGGAGTTGTCGGGGATCTCAGTTACGATGTCGTTCAGTGCATCCTTGTACCGTAGGTTGTATGCCTCGGCATCCTTGTCCTTGAAGATCTCATGCAGCGTGGGTACTGATGGCTGCTCGCCATGCTTACGCACGAAGGCGAAGATCTCTGCTAGGATGGGCACATACTCAGTGGTATGCAGCCACCCTGGTTTGAATGACACTGCGAACTTCCTTGCATCCTCTGGTCTAGCTGTTAATGCGTACAGGAATGTACGCTCATCGAAATTACTCATGCTTCCTCCTTGTACCTCAGCCTCTTGGCCATCTTGGTACTGTTTCTTGGTTGCTACTTCGAGCGGATGTAGAACTTATGTGTAGTCTACAGCTTCTCAAGAAAGGCTACCATACGTAGCCCTTCAGGTACTACCTCCTTGCAGTAGTTACATACGTACCCCCTACAATCATTATCCTTCCGCATGTTTGTACTATTCTCACTGTGCTCACTGTGCTTATACTTCTCATAGCATAGGTGATTAAAGGTACCACACGGCCAGCTATCATTACCTTGGATTGGATAACCCCAGTCACCTATCCTACTCCAGTACGTACTACGATCATACTCGTAATGCATCCTACTATGCCATTTCACATACTCAGTCGTCATTGCCTCTTCACTCAGCATCACATATCATCCTTGTGCCTGAAGCCTTGGAAGCTAGGGAAGCGAGGCTTACCCTTGCCACCATGAGGCTGGTGCTTGTACTTGATGAGGTCACCAACATGCACCTGCCTATTGCGCCAGTAATCCTTGCGTTGCTTGGCGCTGAACCCTGTACCTACCTCAAACTCAACGCCTGTCTTGAGGTCACGTACCTTCCACTTACCCAGCACACCAGCCGGTACCTTCCCTGCCTTGGCAGTTGATCGTTCCGATTCACCCAAGGCATTCTTTACCTTCGGGTTGTTGTTGGTCATCTGTTCTTCAAAGCCAATGATCTCAGCCTCATCATCCTGAAACATCTTGTACTTCATAAGCCCTTGCTCAGCGCCGGTGGAGCGGCCATACTTATAGTAACTGCCCGCTTGCCTCGCCATCACACCCTCGTACCCACCACTGGCACACTTGTCCCAGTACTTGATGAACCCTTCCGAGTCATACACTATGACAGGCTTGAGGAACTTGAGCCACGGTGGGTGAGGCTTGGGTAGGTTGTCAAGAGCCTCGACCCTCAAGCTGTACGATTGCTCGGTCATGTTGTGTATGTCGAACACGAGGTACTCAAAGTCAGGCTCACCATCCTTACGCATCACTGCGCTGGATACATCACCGAAAGCCTTAGCCCCCGGTATCCATAGCTCACCGTCCAGCCCCTCCACCCCGTACTTCTCCAGCTCTGCTTGGATATGCAGGTTGGGTATAGGCTTGAGGCTTCGGCTCTTGGGTGCGCCCCCCGTAAAGGTGAGGCACCGGATACCATCCACCTTGGGTGTACATAGTACCGGGTAGTCCAGTGCATCAGTATCTTTCAGTGTTGCTGCTAGCATGGGTTTCATGTCATGTTTCCTTCCATATGGAATAGGTGCCACATTGCTTGGAGTGACTCGGGCATCTCCAGATCACCACAGTACAGACAGTACTGATCCCTTACCTCATTTCTAAGCAGGCAGTCGTATGACCCTCGTGTCATTTTATTATTTGCTCTAGCCTCCTCACGTTTAGGGCAGAGGTGGTAGGCAAACATCCTACCTGTAGAGGGGAACACCTCCAACCAGAAGCTACCCTCCGTATACTTATTTGCTCCATGCTCCTGTTCAAACTTCATTAGAACCTCTCCTCTGGTCGTTGCATAGTAGATGCCACAGCGCCCAGATCTCATTAGGTATAGATTCAGTACAACGGATACATATCTGGCGGGGATCTTCTCCATTCTGTTGCCTCGATTCACCGCCATTGCACCGATGTATCATCATCGCATTGTATAGGCCTTCAGCCGCCTCCTTTCTTCTTACGAGATACCATGTACCTATATTTAGTACCGTTACCCTGTAGTGGCTATCGGGACGATAGATCTCAGGGGGATTAGGGGGATTAGGGAGATCACCCATCATCCCACCACGAAGCCAGTGTCATCACCTCTGGCACGGCCCCTTGCAATTAGTCCAACGATCTTACCAGTAGGGTCACGGAACCTGAAGTCATGCTCCATACCAGAGATGACATCAATACCATAGAACTTCTTGGGTATCTCCTCTCTGAATACCACGGCCACGTTGTACCCCTTGGCTGTGATGAAGTTTACCTCAGCGAACGTGTCCCTCTCACTGAAGCTGTACGTCAGGTGATAGTTGTCAGGCAACCCATCCCTCATGTACTTCTGCATCCTCATGTAGCTCTTGGTGTAATCATAGAACTGCGTGTTGCTGAAGGCCTCCAAGGGGAGGTAGTTCTCCCATAGTATGTCACTCGTGCCATTCAGCCTAGCTACAGGGGTGTAGCCCTTCTTCAAGGCACGAGTCTCAAGGTTGACCAGCTCATCGGTCAGCCTCTCACAGTACTCATCCCTCGCACCAAAGAAGTCTAGTGTCTTGGCGATACGGGAGTTTTGTACCGTTCTCATGGCCCCTCTACCTGCCGTATACAAGCAAGAGTCACGACACCCTTCTGTCGCCCAGGCACAGACAGTGTGCTTACCATCTGCCACCTTATCAGGGGCCATGTATTGAATCACAGCTTCATAGCCGAACTCATCGAGCATCTTCTTTGTTTTCGCATTTGTCTTTGCGTTACTGAGTAGCGTCATGGTTTCTCCTCAATAGTAAATCCTTCTGCCTTCCAGTACTTCTTCCTCGCTGCTGAGTGGCGCTTCAATGTCTTACCACTGTTGTCCTTGAAGTCAATCACCAACACCTCATGCTTGCCCTTGGCCTTACGTAGACCACGGCCTATCCTCTGTAGTGATGCCACCTGTGACTTACCTCCCCCTGCTAGAATGAGGGTGCGGAGGTTAGGGAGATCAACCCCATCATCATAGATGGTCGTTGCAATTATAGCTTTTTCTGCGCCGGATTGCAAGTCGGCCAGCACCTTGTCCCTATCCTTCAGCTTGGTGCTACCCTGCTGAATGGCCGGAAGAACAATCCCCTTTGCTTCCGCCATGTTATGGAGGACTTTTGCATGTCCTAATCTATTTGTCATCACGAACGCAGGCTTTGGGCAGCTAACCAACAGCTCGATGATCTTATTATTCCTTGTATCATTACCCATCACGCTGTGCTCATAGCAATCGGGCCATACCGTAGGCCCACCAGTAGCCTTCATCTCGTAGATGACCACCCTTGGAGGGGTGAGGTGCCCCGCATCAATGAGTTGCTTGTTGCTGATAGAGCATAGCTGATTGCCAGTGACACCCACCAACAGCTGGTTGCTGTACTCATCCTTCATAAAAGGTGTGGCTGTGAGTCCCCAGCGATAGTATGCACAGCGGAACTGCCGAGCCATCATCACGAACTGATTACCCTTGGCTATCTTACTAGCACACAGGTGGGACTCATCGAAGAAGATCTGCTGGGCTGCTATGAACTGGTTGATCTTAGATCCATCCGCCTCCTTGATCCTGTTGTGTAGTGTCTGAATCGTAGCCACACTGATACCACTAGGGTCAGGGTCGAACACGCTGTCACCTATCTGCCCTGCTGTCACCCCATACTTGGCGAAGCGCTTGATAGCCTGAGACATGAGGTGCTTCCGATGCACCACGAACACAGTGGGCACAGGGTTAGCTTGGTACATGGCAACAGCCAGCTCTGTCTTACCACCACCAGTAGCAATCTTTAGCACACCACACGGCCAGTCATACGACGTACCACCAAGGGTGACCTTGTTGGACATAGCGGCATCGTATGCCTCAGCTTGGTAGTCCCTCAGCTGCACAGTGTACGCCCCTATCTTACCCTTGGGCACCATACGTAGGTCATCCAACTCAATAGGGTTGCTCATCTTATTCATCAGCTTGGCATGAACATAGGGTAGCAGCCCTGTAGGGAAGAAAGAGCTATGGTTGCCTGGATGTGGCTTGCTCAGCACGCTGGTCAGTCCATCCCATCCACTAGCCCCCTTGGTACGGAGCCATAGCTTATGTGACTTCATGTACCTAGCGCCAGGAGCCAGGGTCTTGACCTCATCCCTCACCTGACTATAGACCTCCAGCTCACCCTCATTGTCGGGCTTGACTAGAGCTACGGTGTTGTCGAACTCAATCTTCATGTTTGTCACCCCATGCAATCAGCTTCAAGAACCCTTGGATATAGTCCGGTGCCTCTTCGCTACACCTACGGCACCAGAGGTGAGGTTCCAACGTGACCTCGGTGGTGGAGCTGAAGACTAAGCCTTCCATAGCACTGGGAACCTGATGACAGGGGCTTAGCCCTACCCCTTCATGGTAGTGGTACGTGTTGTACCAGATCAGCTTCTTATCCATACCATACAGATCGTACGACCTCTCGTTGCGTACTACATGCCACCCATCCTTAGCTATCACATCGTTCGGGTGATTCTCTCTGAACTTTTTGTTTCCCATACGACTCACGCCTCACTCCATTGGATTAGCTTCATGGCTCCCTTCACCCAGTCAGGGGCATACACATCACAGGTAGCACACGTACCGCTGTGATCGTTGTGCCCTACACCTACACTGAAGCCACTCGGGTGACGATGGTGCAAGACATACCAAGGATCACAAGGGTGACGACCACCATTTCGGTAGCTTATAGTACGCCGCTCCACCCACCACCCTTCACCTATCTCCATATTTTGTACTACACCCCACCCATAGTCACACTTAGGGTAGATAGGTTCAGTACTCTTGTCAAATAGGGGCATCACGCCTTCTCCAGCTTGGCCTCAACAGCAGCCATCTCTTTATGCAGCCTCTCTTTGGTACGGTTCAGCTTGGCCTTGGCGATGCGCTTCTTCTCTGACTCCTTGTACGCCGTGATCTCATCCACCGAGGTAGCCTGCCAGATCTTGTAGGCTCTCATCTCCTCCTTGTACTGCGCCATCTCCTGCATGTACTGAGTGTGTGGCTTCCCCGCTGCTTCCAGTTGTATCTCATACTCATGGGGATCAAACTCAATGCTTATGTGCTCCAGCAGAAGGTGAGTGTTTTCCTTCATAAACCTCTCAAGCTCTTGGTTGAAGTCGGTCATCGACATACAGTTCCACAAGGCATGGGTCAGCTGCCCATCCTGGCTTGGTTTCTTTGGTCGTGTCATCCATACAAAACTACTCATTAGTCGGCCCTCTTATTATCTTGTATTGTTTGGTTGTCACTATCTGTTTGGTGACTTGGATGATCTCATCCTTCATATCCTCACCTTGGGTGAGCCTCTCTACCTGCTCACCTATGGTGTTCTCTCCATCAACTATCTTCACAAACCTAGCGCCCTTGGTGTAATCAAACTCAGGCTTCCAATCAGATGTGGTGACGTACCTCATACAGTTAGCCACATCAGCCAGCCTCACGTTCAGCTTGTCCTTCAGTGGGCCTAGTACCTCAGGCCCAGCGCCTACCTGCACCGCCTTGACTAGACTCTCAATGGTATCAGCGAAGCTATCAAGCCCCACTATATCTTGCCTCACCTTACGAGTAGAGGTATAGCCATGCTTGCACCGGGCACACACAACGATCAGGTTGTCAGGCCTTGCCTCACCACCCACGTTGAGGGGTACATACCATGCCAGCCTAGCTGAGTACACACTCACACTACCCAGGTAGCTAAGGCTCTTGTCACAGTACGCACACCTACCCTTGTACTTGTCGTAGCATCCCTCTGCCTCTGTTGGTGTGACCTTGTTGTATGTCTGCCATAGCTTGTCCATGCCAGTGATGCGGCCATAGTTCTGCTTGATCTCGTTGTTGATTTCCTCCAAGCTCTTAGTGAGGAAGGTACTAGCCCTTCTACCCTTACGTTTCTTCGTGCCCTTCTTCATGCCAGATCCAGGGCCACCCATGCTACACCGCCTCGTCGTCCAGCACATCCTTACCTGCGTGGACAATTAGTTCAAGCTGTGTCTTGTTGAAGAACCAGCCTTGTTGATCCGGCTCATCATCAGCGCCAACTACAACGAGGTAGTCACCATGCACATCACTATGAAAGATCTCTACCTTCTCTGCTCCATTGAAGCTCTCTGATGTAGCCTTGCTGTAGTATCCTTCGGGTACATACATCACGCACCTCCTCTGTTGTCTATGCCTCTTGTAGCTATACACTTCTCACAGTCAGGGTTCTCATCCCCACACAGACACCCATTATCTTGCCCAATTGGCACCACGTATCGTCCGAACTCATCTTCGTTGCACCTCTCACACTCAGGTTCAGCACACATTTCAATCATGCCGGTATCCTTGTGCGCTAGGTCAACGTCACCATTCTCTTTGATCTTCTTATCCTCATACGGTGCAGCGATACGCCTATCAAACTCAGCAAGCGTACCAATCAAGCACCCTCTGATCTTACAGATGGTGCTATAACTAGGCTGCTTCTCGAACCATCGAGCCATGAGCTTGTAGAGTACGTAGGTCACATGCCCTGAGACATACCCGTACTCATCCAAGCCCTCGTCTAGTGCATCCAAGTCTGCATCGTACTGCTGCCTATCATCCTGAAAAATGTACGGCATCATATCTCCTATAGGTATGCGTTGGTTTGGGGAGGCCCATCTTCTTTCTTATCGCCTGCCTTCCCTCCATGTGCTGCCGATACCTCAGCAGCAGCACGCTGGAGATCAGCGTAGCTCACGGCTCTGCCGCCTCCAGGCATACCGCCACCCATCAACGCTGACATAGGTATGACCAACCCTTCCTCCTCATCATCTTCCTTCTTATCCCTGGTGTTGAGATAGATCTTTACCAGCAACACCAGTGCTAGTGTACCAACCACTGTTGCTACACTACTAATCAGTATCACCAACAACAACGTATTCAGTACTACCATAGTCGCTTGACCTCTCTTACTTTCTCTAGTTTCTTGATGGCTCTCTTCTCAATCTTCCTGATGCTCTCCCTACTATAGCACACACCGCCATACTCTGCCTTGAGCAGCGGCCCTATCTCAGCCAGGGCTTTCGGTACATCCCCTGCTGTGTTGTGGAACCATCGAAGCGTCATCACCTGAAGCTCCAGCTTCTCTAGGTTATCTTGCATAGCCTCCAGTAGTTGCTCTCTCTCATCCGCTTCTTGGATGGTGTCGAGGGCAAGGGGGTCATCGTTACTAATCATCTCACCTATGGTGGTAGGGTTCGTCTTGTTGTGCCTATTGAAAGGCTGATCGAGGTGGATGTAGTTGCTCATTAGTATCTTGATGAGGCTATCTACCTCCTCTGTTGTGAACATGTTGTTAGATCTCAACCCTGTCCTACCCTTCAGTATCTTGTTAGCTTCCTCCGTTATGGTGAAGAGGTTGGTTTCGTTGGAGTCAATGCCATCGTATGCCTTGGCTACTACCAGTATCCTCTCCATCTTAGATCGAGGCACACGTACCAGCCTGCTACTGTTGATGACCCATTCCTTAATCAGACGCTCACCTCTACCGTATGCAAAGGTCAGCAGCTTCACCCTCTTACCTTGTGCTGTCAGGTAGCCAGGGTCATACCTGCGTATGGAGTCAAGGAAGTAGATCAGTACCTCTTGTGCTGCATCCCTTTCGTCGATGCTAAGGATACGAGAGGAGTTCTTCTTGGCTATCTCCTGTGCTGCCATCAGCATGGATCTTAGTAGTACATCTTCTATCCTTTCCATGTTCTCTTGGATGTGACGTAGCTCATCTGTTGGTGTCAGGTGCTCAAGCATCTCATCATAGATATCATTCGATAGTCTAAGATGAAACAGCACCACCCTCTTATGAGACATAGAGTAAGACACCCTTGTATCAGGGGCTAGGTATGAGAGGAAGTGTTTATCAATAGCAGCGTTGTGCCCTGCCTTTCTGGTGTTGCTGTTAGCACTCAGCCTAGCTATCGAGGTGCCTGCCCTGACGATACTATCATACACACTAAGGAAGTACTTGACACACCTATCCCTATGTAGTATGTACCAGTGCAGCTCATCCTTCCACGTCTTGTACTCATCGACCAGCTCTATCTCTTCCTTCTCGGTCAAGTGTACCTGTTCACGGCCTACCTCCTCATAGTAGTTACTACCACTAAGCACAACCCCAATACCATAGGTTGTTTGAGTTGGGCTCATCCTGTTGTGACCTCAAGCCTACGGGTAGGTGACATCAGCTTGTGCCATCGGCCCACGGTACTGACGTTGTTCCAATCGTTCATGGAATGTATCGTACCTCTGATGTATACACCCTGCCCACAACGCATGATCTCTCCTCCGGTAGCGGAGGTACGAGAGAACCTCTTGCTGCTGATAGAGAGGTTCTGGTAGGCAGTAGGGTTCCTGTTCTCCCATGCCACCGCTGCCTTTCTCCACTCATCTTTAGCAGCTATCCATTGCTTAGCCTTAGTGGTATGAGGGATGCTAATACAAGAATCAAGAGGCATAAGGAACCTCATTGTCTCATTCCCATACCCCTCAGACCCTACCGTCACCTCATTCATAACGAACCCATAGTCTAGCGGGTTCAAGGGGGTAGCCATAGTAGCCAGCAGCGCAGCATCAAACTCCGGGGGTACAAACTCCTCAACCTGAGGCTCAGCCCACCACTCATTACAGAGCAGCACCTGACCTTCAGGATCTTTGGTCAGCAACCTCGCCTCTTGCACCGTACTCACTCTCTTCGGCACCCTGTCTATGTACCTATACCCTTCGAGTCTCATACCATCCTCGTTGACCTTAGCGTGCAACAACCAGGGTGTATCTCCTATCTCAATTAGGAGAGCGGTGTCATCAAAGTCAATGATACCTGATCCAATCAACGCCTCATCGTCACTGTTCATAGCTGCAATCGGGAGCTGCTGCCATCTGCTAGTCTCTACCCTTCTAGCCATACGATAGGTGAAGCTTCGTTGACCTGAGCTGCTCCAGAAGGCAGCGTTCTGTATGCTCCCCATGTTGAGGTTGAGTCCGATGAGACTGCTACCTGCTGGCCGACCATACTCAGTGACGGCCCTGACCAGCAGCTTACAATGCTCACCCTCAAGCACACGGTACGTCCCGTGTACCCTCTTCCTTCCTAGCTTACCTTCAAAGAAGGCTTCAATGAATTTCACTGTCGTCCACGCCATGCTACTTACCTCCTACAAGTATGACCTTATCCTCTGGCCCATGCTCAGCACCACACGCACGGCATACCAGTACGTTTTCATCTTCCTTCTTCTTATCCGTAGGGTTGAACCACTTGGTTGCCTCTACCTGTGTACCCTTGGGCTTGTTCACCTTGTCTTTGTCGGTCATACCTCCGCAGAAGTGAGTGATGTTATCGTCCATTGAGAACCAGTCACTATTACTAACCACCGTAGCTGTCATGTCAACTCCCATTACTTAGTCAGCTTCACCTTCACCTTCGTACCCCAAGGCACCTGATGATTCTCGTACCCTTCAGGGTGAGCCCACAGTACAGGGTACGGAGGCTTATCTTCGGGGAATGATGTCTCAAGGTCAGTGAAGGCGATGACCATACCGATTCTCTCTTGTGTCTCGTTGATCTTCTCAAAGACATCAATGTGTGAGGTGCCACCCCGTGTGGCCTTGATCTTCTTGATGGTGTTCAGGTCATACTCCTCTATATGGTAGCAGTTTACATCATGGAAGAATATCTTGAGCCACTTGCACCCTGTCTCACGCAGGATACCCGAACACTCAGACACAAACTGTGACAGGTTATCGTCACTGATAGACCCGGAGGTATCAATCGCTATGATCGCACCGTTGGGGCTACGTGTCCGAGAGGGCAGCTGCATACTACTGGATGAACTAGAGAGCATGGCACGAGCCCTTCTATTAGGACGAGGATACCCGTACCTACCCCGGAACATGGACGTTGCCACCCTTCTCAGGTGTTCCTTCCATGTCACGCTGGGCTTGCGTATCTCAGCCATGAACTCATCAGCAAACGCAGGCGACTTGCCTCGTTTCTGTGCGTTCATAGCGGCTGCGATCACATGCTGCTTCCATTTTTCTACTGTCTCAGCGTTGGGTTCCTCACCGTGCAGCGCACCCGATGTGCAACCACGCTCACCTACCTGACTACCCGGCTCAACCTTAGGGCCTTCGCCTCCCTCACCTACATCGTGAGGACAGCCACCAAATTGCTCCACCTCATCAGGGTTCTGGATCAGATGATAGTAGATCTGCTCCGTTGTCTTACCTCTATGCTGCTCCATCAACTCATCGGTGATGTTCTTCTTACTCACCGCTGATTGCTTGAGCCCAGCATCTACGAGGATGCTATCCACCTTGATGTCAGCAGCTATGTTCCATACCTGATGGTTCCCACCTTGAGGGAACCGTACAGTACACCGCTGAACAAGGTGCATCACCTCATGTGCAAGCTCGAACATCGTTTCTTGCACACTGGTGAATCCATTGACCCAATCAGGGTTGTAGTACATATTACCCTTGTGATCCACGCAGGTAGTACCAACCCCTGCTGTCTTAGACTCATGGAATACCATCCTCATCACCAGCTCCCCGAAGAAGGGGAAGGCCATGAGTAGCTGCATCCTAGCCTTAGTCAGCTTCTCTCTCGGATCTCCTGTGTCTATGCTCTTCATCTTAAGCCTCGTTGTTGGCAAGGTACGTTCCGTACCGGGTGTACATCTCCTTGAAGTAAGGGTTCTGTGCTGCCTTCACCCGGCCCTTCTCATCCAGCTTGCTGAGTGCGATGATGGTTGCCATCTTAGCGATGAGCAATCCAAACTCTGCCTCCAGCTCGGGACGAAGCACATACTGTAGTGCCTTGTCCCAGAGGTGCCAGTTTTCCTCCTTGTTGATGTGATACTCAAGCGCCGTGATCGTAGCGTAGAGTACGTCCACCTCTGTCTTGTCCGGGATACGTGCAGTATCCGGGTTCTTGCAGATGTCCTTGGGATCTACCAAGGTGGTGGTGTTCTGTGCAAAGGTACTGAACTCGATACCGATACCAGAACCAACGCACCCTACTGCACACGGGTACAGCCAGTCACCATCCACCTTACCATCCGGCTGGATCTTGAACATGGACTTGCTAAGCATCTCCCATGTTCTCGGTGTAGCAAACGCCTTCTCGCTGGCGTTCAGCTTCACCACCTCATCAAAGCGATTCAACGAGGTGGCCTGCCTACGGATGTAGGCATTGATGAGAGGGTGAATGTTACCCTTGTCCATGCCCCATTTCAACCACGCATCCACATCACACTTGGCATAGTAGTGATGCATCCTGTTAGCCAGAGCCATCGGCATCTCAAAGGCACCCGACTTGTCCTCTACCCTGTTGCCTGCTGCCACGATGAACACATCATCACGGAGCTGGAGGTTCCCAACCTTCTTCTCACCACACACCTTGAAGCAGGCAGCTTGTGTCTGCTCGTGTCCAGTGGGAAGGTCATCAAAGAAGATGACCATCGGGCGCTGCTCATCCTTCGGGCACTCATAGCTGGCATGGTAAGCCCAGATGGGGGCAAGGATCTGCGTAGCTACCGCCACATCCTTGTACTTGTACTCAAATGGTACACCACTGATGTCAGTGGGCTCCGAGCACCCAGCCAAGACCAACACAATCTCATGGTCTTTACCGAACGCTTCCTTGGTTGCCTCTGTCTTGCCAATACCGGGCGTACCCCAGACCATCGAGGCAAACTCAGGGCCGAGCTTGCGGATCATCTGAAGGATCTCAGTCACGCTCTGTTGGCAGATCTCTTGTCCTGTATCAGACATACTTACTTCTCCTCTGTTGTGGTTGATGATGCCTTACGCTTCCTTGCTTCGATACTCTGGAGCCTTATCAAGGCACTCAGTTGGGGCGATGTAGCAGGAGGGTCATTATACCTTAGCTTCTCTTTGCCTACCCTCTTTGTATACTGAGGCTTCCTCTGTCTTGTGCCATTACCCATCACTCTCCTCCGTTGCCGAAGATGTTGATGCTACCAAGTTTCTCAGCCATGTCAAGTGCGAAGGCATACGCATCAGCCTTCTGCTGTGCCCCGCTACCCTCAAGGAGAGAGTGCAGCTTGGCATCGTACTCATTGGGCCTGACCTTTGATGACTTGACGTTACGGATACGATCTACCCATTCAACGACAGCCATGTATGCACCCAGCATGGTACCCTTAGTAGCAGGGAGCTGGCACGCAGGCCCACTGTTGTAGATACCCGTGATCTCATCACGGATATTCTCTGCCTTCTTCGTGTGCTCTTCCGGGTCAGGGAAGAGGGACATGAAGAACACATCACGCTGTGCTGTGGTCAGCTTCACCGAACGCAGCAGCCTGAAGGATGCCTCCATCTCAGTGAAGTAATCACTGAGCTTGTTGATGCTCAGTGCTGCTTGCTTCACACGTTGCTCAACCCTTGAGCTATGCCTGAAGCTGATGCGGTATGCCTTGTTGGTTGACAGTACCGTACCATTCACCCCTCTCAAGGGTGCAAGTACCAGCTCCAATCCCTTGGTGCTGTTGTGTGATGCTGTGACATAGAAGAAACATTCAATGTCATCCGTACCGCTGAGCTTGATGGTGTTCTTCGTCTTCATTACAACGAACGCTTGCTCACCGTTACCAATGATACCTCCTGTCACATACGATGCCGTGCCCTCATCCACCAATGACTCAGTGAACGCCAGCATGTCACGGTACTGAAGGATACCTCTGTTCCTCCCCACTGTACCAAGGTAGCGACCATCATCCTCTCGGATCACAGCTACCTTGTCGGGTACTACTGCCTCTACCTCCTTGTTGATGAAGGCAGTAGCTTCGGCGAGCATCCTCTCTGCCTCGCCTACCCTACCCTCGTTCATCACCTCTCTGATACGATCTACCACTACGGGTGGCACCTCAGTAGGTACAGTGTAGGTGTACTTGATGTCAGCTTTGATGGCGGTGAAGTCAAGGCCAGCTTGCTCGGCCATCTCTTCTGCTGTGTTGGCGTTGATCGCCGGTAGATAATCATACACACTCTTCATGGTTACTTCCTCACATCTGCGAGCAGGATGTAATGAACCTTCGACCTGAAGTCATCGCTCATCTCACTCAGTTCCTTCTCACACTCACACTTAGGGTCTGCCTCCTCTCTGATGTACCGTTGGCACGCTGTACTATCATCATTCCACATCGTCCGACGGCTATGCTCTGCGAAATCATCAGCCGTCATCACCTTGAGGGTAGTATCACTGGTACTGGTGCCCTCAAACACATCGAGTACCCTTAGTATGGTGCCCGGTTCCATCTTCTCGTTGCCCGTCACCACTGATGGGGCATAGATGAACATGGTCTTGCTGCCGGGCTTGATCTTCTTCACTGGCTGTAGTAGTGTCAGGTTCATGACGTTGCCTCATACTTGAAGCTATACATCACGACACCAGCAAAGTTCTTCTTCTCCTCGATGACACCCTTGCCCACGTATTCATCCTTGATAATAACAAACTCCTTCTCTGACATGCCAGCGCTGGCGATGATGTCATCTTTCTCCACGCTGATGCCTTGCCCACCCTTGATGAAGATAGCTTCCAAGAACATACGCCTGTTGAAATACCCATGAGTAATGGGGTTGGGCATCTGCTCTGTCATTATCGCCATCGCCTCTACTACTGCCGGGTTGGTATCACTCACTGTCCCAGCTCCAAGGTGTACTGAAACAAGGGTCGAGTGTACGTGTCATTCTTTGCATCCTCCTGCTTGAGCTGCTCAACAATGATCTGATGCCCTTGTTGTGCTACCTCTTGCTCAGTGCCCTCTCCTTGATGGAAGATGACTCGGTGTTGAGGGACAGGGTGTATCTTCCGACACCTGTCATGCCTCTTGGTCTGGTACACACGAAACTTGACCTTGTATTCACTGATCCTTGTGTTGTCTAGCATCTTACTCTCCTTGCTCAATACCCCAGGCATAGATACGGTACAAAGTTTGCACCTCTGTCGGGGTTTTCTCACCACATGACGGGCACTGTTCATAGTTTCTATTGACACTATGCACAATGCTTATGTTCACATCGGTGCCAATGACACCGACAATACTCATTGATTGATTCCTTGCCTCCTTACCTAAGGATCTACAATCATGGATGATATAAGCAGCGACGGCACCGCCTTCACTGGGAATCATCCTGTTATACAACACCCAATCACCATTGGTGTACATGATGCTGCGTGTCTGACCTTCAAACTTACCACCCATCATACCATTAGAGAAGTAATCATTAGGGTCAATCATTTCTTCCTCTTGTTGAAGTGTGTCCTCAAATCAAACTTCTTCTCCTCATCACAGTGCCTATCCCAATGCAGCTTGCACACCTCAACATCCTTGATGCGCCAGCTCTTGTCGAAGGCAGCATAGGTTAGTAGAACAGGACGCTTGCACCTAGCTACATCACACATCTTTCTTCCTTGTGTTGTCAATCACTAGCCTTGGCCCGGTGTAGACAGGCACCGGCTTCGTCGCCACCGTCATGTTGACATGCTTAACACAGTCATCGCATAGATGCAAGTACAAGTTGTCCTTGCTATCTGTGATGGCACAGTCAAGCATGTTGGTACACTCACAGCACATCTTCTCACCGCAAGCATCACACTTAACATCAGCAGTCGTCATCCCGCACCGTTCACAACCTGAGGTTAGCCATGCCATCAGTGACCTCCGCTATCATCATGATACCTGAGGTACTGTGACACCATGTCACTGTACTCTTGCAAGTACCCTGCCATCTCTGTATCTGTGAAGTAGAAGATGTCGTTGCCTCTTCGTTCCAACTCAGCGGGAGGTATCGCATTGACTATGAGTTGACACACTCTCATGTCGGTCAGCTCACTAAGAAACTCCAACAAATTCAATACCTTACGCTTGTCCTTGTCCATCCTTGGCTTGCGCTCACTCATAGCAACCCTCCAACTATCACACCCATCGCAATGATGAACGCCAGCTCACCGACGAGCACAACCCAACCGCCAGCTTGTTGTAGGTTACTCATCACTTACTCCCGTTGATGATCTTCTCTATGTATGAACCCGCTTGTTCAACGTGGCCTCGCAGCGCTATGAAATCTTGCTCGCATAGCATCCTTCGCTTGACCTCGTGACGATGACAGTCTAGCTTGGCAGTACACCAGAAGCATACGCCACCTATCACAAACCCGATGAAGTATTCAAGCATCTCTTATCTCCTTCTCCTTCTCCAACGCAAGCAGCTTCAGCTCTTCCTTGGCTACCACCCTGCCCATGTCACGGTGCATCTCTTTCAGCACGATGAGTCTCTCTCTTACTGTATCGACTGTCACTTCCTCGGGGTCAAGCTCATAACCCTTGCCTCTCTTAAGGGCACGGTACGCTACGAACATCCAGTACAACACGAGCAGACCCATCACCATAGCCCAGCCCTCTTTGCCTGATGCTACGTCAGTGAGCATGACATAGAAGGCGAACACACCCATCACCAAGGCACCCCAGAAACTGTTGACAATCGCATTGATCTTTCTTAGCATCTCATTCTCCTGTCAGTCGTGCTACTGCTGCCATGATCTGCTCACCATAGTG